TCATGCCTCCGTCATTCCTAACGGTATCGCTATCCATGCCCCGTTGTCGTTCTTGACCTCGGCCCGGATGAACTGTTTGCTGATGGCCGGCTGGTAGGCCTCCTCGATGATCTGTACGCCTTCCATGAAACGCTCGTTTCCCGATTCCTCGGCTATCTTACGAAGTTGGACGATACGACTCGCCTTCAGCGTTCCTTGCGCGTTACGGGCCAACAGACGGAGTACCATCTTAACGAGCGCCTTCGTTTCCTCGTTATTGGCAAGCCCCTCGATATACTCCTTTACGATGGCGATACCGTCCTCCACCGTGTCGCGGTAGCCGTCGGTCTCATAATACCCTACGGTGATACGCTTGTCACCCGCGGAATTGGTAAAGGTGTCTGTACGTTGGCCGTCTTTTTTCAACTTCAATACTTCCGCCTTCATATTGATGACGCTGCGAAAGTCGTTCAATATCGCCAATTTCGTTTCCTTGATCCCCTGGCTGAGGTCATGGAGCAATGGGATCGCCCCCTCGATGGTTTCGTCCACCAATTCCTTATAGGCCTCGCGATCACGTTTGGCCTGTTCCTTGGCTTTCCTCGCGGCCTGTTCTTCTTTGAACGCCTCAAACTGTTTCAGTTCTTCGTCCGTCATTTCAACGGCTTTTCTTTCTTCTGTCATAGCTTTAATTAATTTAGTTGTGAATAATCCGTGTTCTTTTCCCTGTCTTTCCTTTGGATGATCCGGAGTTTGATGGCCACCGTATCCAGTTCCTCGGTCGTCAGCCGGGCGAACCTTTTGCCCGCGATCCGGGGATTCTGGCAGTAGGCGTCCACCCAGTTCCAGTCGGTCGTGTCAATGCCCCGCTTTTGCATCAACCTCAGCACCGTGGAGCGTTTCTGCCGTAGCTGCTCACGGTAGATTTCCCGCGCCTTGTAATTCTCATCCATACGCTGCATGTCCTCGCACATGGCATCGTACTCGTTAACGGTCATTTCCCGGAGCGATTCGGTTCGTCCTCCGGTATATTGGCTGACCAGCGAGGCTTTCAACTCGTCCTTATCCTCCGTGGGCAGACGGTTCAAGAGGATATAAAAACGTGCGTAGTTCCTGCTCATTCGAAATCCTCCTCTTTAAATCCGTACTCGGTCATCAGCGCCGTATGCGATAAATCCGACAGGCGGTCTGAGACTTCACTGTAAATGAATGATTGGTCGCCGGGGGAAAAGGCCGTTGCTCTTTCCACCGCGTCGTTTACGATTGCTTCTATCACTTCATCCATGATCCTGTTATTTATGTTGTTCGACTTCCTTTATAGCCACCTTGCAGCGGGTGGCGTTCACGATTTTGTCAGCCAGCTCCAACTCCTCGACCTCGACGACTATCAGACCGGCGGTCTTGGCACGCCGTACCCGGATGTCACCGGGATATTCGCCCTCGTTCCAGAGCAGGAGCACATGGGCGGCGTATTGCGGCTCCATGCCTAACTGGTAAATCCTTTTCTTATTCATGGTCCACCGCTTTTGTCCCATTGTCACTCCAATACTCCTCGGCCAGCCTCGGGTAGGCGACATACTCGCCGGTCTCACCGATAAACCGTCCCTTGCTGAAAGCCTTTCCTCCCTCGACCCATATTTTCAGCGTGGCATCATACATCACGCTTTCGGCCGCATCACCTTTCGGGTTCTTGCCTTTGGCATGGCTGATGAAGATGAACAGCTTGCCGGGGAAGGCCTCTTTCAGTGCGATGTAGTCACGGTAACTCATGCGGGTGTACTGGAAACTGTCAACCACCACGATATTATAACTCTTGTGGCGACGTAAGCGGGTTTTTAACGCTTCCATGTCCTCCTGTATGAAAGCCAGCCGGCGGCTTACTTCCGACATGCCGTGCATCTTCAGGTTGTTCTGTACCGTCAGGCACGCGCCCTCTTCTAGGCTGTTGTAAACCACACGGTCATACTTGCAAAGCTCCTTGCAAAGTTGCATGACGAACGACGTCTTACCGTTGCCGCTGTTTCCCCAGATAAACCACACGCCGACACGCTCCGGTGTTCCGAACGCCTCTTTCCATTTTCCCTCGAAGGGGAAAGTATTATATTTTTTGTCCAGTATATCCCGGACGCTCAATGCTCGTTTCATATCTTTTGAACGGTGTTTGAATGTTATTAAAACGCTGTTTTACTCACCCATCCGTTTGGCTCGGTGGATTGCCTTCTTCACGCGGCGAAGGTCGAAGTCGCACGGCTCGGCATCCCGGATCACCTCCTCGATCTTCTTCTTGTCCTGCACTCCGTTGGCCACGCAGATGGAGTAGACATCGCCGGCGGTCGTTTCCTCCAGTTCGAAATATTTACGCCCCATGCGGCTGAAAAACTCCTTGTAGCCGGGTTTCTGATGGCGCAGACCGAGACTGATGCGCTTCTTGATGTAGTCGGTGGAAAGAAAAACGATTCCACTTTTGTCCTCCAGCTTGTTGTACATGCTAATGAAGTAATGGAACACCGGCTCGGTCAGCTTGTCCGCCTCGTCGAAGATCAAAAGCGGCGCATCCATCTGTATCACGTCGTCCAGGATCAGGCCCCAGATTTCACGGATATTGTGCCCGTCCGTCTTGATCCCGACCTTTTGGGCGATCTCACGCACGAAGTCGCCCTTCTTCATGTCCTCGGAGCAAAGGATATAGAAAACCTCCTTGTGCTCTTCCGTGTAAAGGCGTGCCGTCGTCGTCTTTCCGCATCCGGCCTCGCCGACCACCCACGTCACGTTGCGCCAGCGCTGGGCGTCATCCAGCACATAGCTTATTTCCTGATAAGCGGACGTTTCCACGATCTGCCAGCCGGTTTCGACCTTTCCGCTGCCTACCTGCGAGGCGATCTTGCGGAACATATCGTCCGAAATATTCTCATACTTGCCGTTCATGATACTGCTGATCGTGCCGACACTGGTGTTCTTCAAGCTGCCCGCTGCCTTGTTCTGGCTCGGATATTTGGCGACATAGGCGCGAAGGCTCTCGCGGATCATGTCTTTCTCTTTGCTACTTAATGGTTCCATTTCAATTATATTTTATCGTTATTGTTTTCTATTTATAATTTACCTGCCACCTTGCGGGTATCCACAATCTTGTTTTCCGTCAGCTGGTCCCAGGTAAGGAGGCTGGCTTTCTTGGTCGCACGACCGATACGATATTCTTCCGGATTCTGGCTATACTTCCCTGTACGGCGGTCGATTTCACGTTGCACCTCGGCGGTTACACCTTTCAGTTTCGGCGTACTCAGACCATGCTGTTCCGGGGCTACATTGTAGGCGTATTCTATTTCTTTGGCAATCACCTGACGGTCGATGCGATCCTGAATGTTCGCTTCCTGTTCCCGACGTATAAAGGCGGCTTCGCCTTCCGTCTGATCCTGCAAGGCACGATGGATGACCATATAAGGCTCGGCCACCCGTTCGAACCGCCGGCCACCGGCATTGTCCTCCCAATACAGGCGAATACTGCGAAGGTCGTTCGGATCATACTTGACATGGAACCGGCGATAGGTATTTTTCATGCGCCATTTATGATCGGGCACGCCGGGACGCTCGTACACCTCGTAAGGCAGTTTCTTGTCGCCGATGGTGATCTCTATGCCCGAATCAGTGAAGGTGGCAGGCTTTTTCGTCCATATCCAAAAGATATCCACCATGTCATAGACTGTCACCACGTCCGTCTCCTCGTTTACACTTTTTTCGTACATCTCAATGCGGGGAATCCCGGTCGCCGGATGTTTGGCCTCGTTCCAGGCCTTGCGTGCTTCAGCGTAGTGGGCTTTCAGTTCCTCCAAAGTGAAAAGTTTGTCCTTGTTCGCCTCGACAAACTCCAAATTCGGACGGCTGCTCTCCTTTTTGGCGGTAATGTTCATACCGGTAAACCGCCAGTCCTTATTCAATTCCTGTTGTTGGAAACGGTTAAAGATGCTCTCTATCGTCTTACTTTGCCCGCTATAGGGGGCTGTCGGGCGGTGCACATGGCAGATCAGATCAAAGAAACCCGGCTCTTTCTTTCCCTTTTCCTTCTCCAGCCGCTTATGTCCGCCCTGGTTGTCGTGCACGATCTCGTAAGGCTTGTGCCCGCTAACCTGCACGGCCATGCGGTAGGCGTTATATTGCGCCTCGAAGTTCTCGTGATCACTGATGTAATAACCCAGCAGAACCTCGCTGTAGGCATCCACCACCTCGTACACCATCGTGGTGCGCATATCCCCGTTCTCGTCCTGATAATACAAGTTCAGTTTCGTACCGTCGCCATACCAAAGCGTATCGCGGCGTGAAGGCAGTTCCGTACGGTGCTTGCGGCCGAAACGCTGGTGCGCCGACATCTCGCCATGTACGGCGTCCCACCAAAGAGGCTGTATCTCCGGGCGGTTAAACCACATCGTCAGGCTGCGTTTGCTCTTCAGTTCTTTCCAGCCCTTTTCCTGTGCCACCCGGTTATACTCCTCGAATATCCGTGAATCGGTATAAACCGGAACCCGGCTGCGTTTCAAAGCGATCAGAAAACGGCCTGCCTCTTCGGTTATCTTTACCGTGCTGGAGTTGCCTACTTTACCAGAAATGAGAGAGGCGTAACTGCCTTTTTTATAACGGTTAATTTTCTCCCTTAGACGTGGCAAGTTCTCCGGCAAAGTGTGATGGTATATCTTGCGCAAATTCTCGCTGGTGGCAGCTACGCTTTCCCATACGGTGGCGAGGCTATTACCGTACATCTTGCGATCACGTGTTTTCTTTTCCACGTCCTCAACCAATGCGTTCAGTACAGAGGCATTCAGGGTGTATTCCGCTATCAGTTCTTTGCGGAGTTTTGTTTGAATACCATTCATTTCATATTCATGGTCTTCATAGAATATACGGGCCTTTTCGTCCATTTTCACTTTGTCTCTCATACGCTGTAGTTTTAATACTTCTACCGGATCACCATATTTCGCCACATAACGGGCCTTGTATTTTTCACGGAGCGAGGAATAGATTATCAATGCGTAGGAACCTTCGCCACCGCCACGATGAGCAGTTCGGATGTTGCCTCTTGCGATATTACTTTTCAAAGTGTTATACTTTATAACAGGATCATCGCCGGAGGTAAGCTCCTCGTAGGTTACACATAGTTCGTTTTCAAAATATTCCATCACTCAGTTGTTTTACCTGCTAATAATCTTCCAGTTTGTCTATCGGCACTCTCTTTATCAGCCGCACGGAATTGCCAAAGTTCAATATGACCAAAAACATCACCCCAATCGAATTGCCGTCTGTCAATCCCACCATCAAGGTGAAGCTGACCAGGAAGTAAACGACATACAGCTTTTCTTTCCCGGTAAGGGTGTGCCACCAGACAAATTCACCTTCAAACAGTTTTAACAAATTCTTCCTCATGGTTTGTATCATTTATCGGTTCGTCACCCACTTCAACGCCGCCACGCATCAAAGCCATTTTCCGGATCGCCTGCGCCAGCCGGGTGTTCTTCCGGTATGCCAGGCTGTATGATACCATTTCCGGCGTGCAATTCATCAGCAAAGCGATCCGCTTTACCTCTCCATATTCTACTATGATTCGTCTCTTCATTTCTATATCTATCTTAATCTGTTATTGTTGTTACTCAGCATTTTCCACTCTAAAAGAAAAGCTCCTATCTACCAATACCCGCTTCACAAAAGACAGGTCATGTTTATCCACCGGAAAGAACACGGCTTGACAGTCCACGCTCGGATAAGACTTGATAGCTGTTTTCTCTGCCATTCCCTTAACCAGTTCGTAAAGAAATCCTACTGTTTCTGCCGTCGCCTGAGCGATAATCACTTTTGCCTTCATCGTTTCTTATTTATATTCGTTTATAATCGGTTTCAAACTCACGCCGTAGCAACTCATCAAGCGCCGGATAAGATTCTTTACATAAAAATCGGGAGCGGAAAACACAATCCCGGTCTCTTCAGTGTATCTGAAACTGATACCGTCCATCATCAACACGTAAGCAACTTTGTGCTTCACGCTTTGTGTCTGCCATTCTTGAATCTCGTCATTCATATCCTTTGTCATTTTTAAGTTTTACTTCTAATATTCGTTTATATGGCCGCCTTTTCATATCTTTGAGGCGTGTTTATATTTTAAATACACTGCAATATTAATAGTAAATCTTCTAATAACAAAATATTTTGCGAGTAAATTTACTAATAAAATTATGGGCACAGTTCAAAGAATACAGCAATACATTGAAAATAAAGGTATTAGTAAATACAAATTTTACCAACAATCTGGATTATCTAATGGAGCATTAGATAAGGGTGAGAATATAGGCTCTGACAAATGCGAGAAAATACTCTACGCATTTCCTGATCTTAATTCAGATTGGCTTCTTACTGGTAGAGGTTCAATGTTAAAAAATAATGGATTAGAATTGATTGATAATAAAGAAGATATAGAAAAAAATGAATTACCCGAAGTAAACTATGAATATAAAGGAGCACCTTATTATAATGTAGATTTCATTGGTGGCTTTGATTTAGTACTAAATGATCAAACCAATAACCCTGATTATTACATCAATTTCCCACCATACAATAAAGAAGGCGTTGTTTGGTGTAATATCACTGGTCACTCAATGGAACCAGAATTAAATAATGGTGATTTTATTGCTCTGAAAGAAATGACTGACCCGATTGAGTATTTGCCATACGGTGAAATCTATGGAATTATAACAGACAATTACAGAACAGTTAAACGAATACGCATGTCAGAAAGAAAAGGCTTTGTTCGTTTAATACCCACAAATAAGAGTCCTGAATATGGAGAACAGGAGATTCCTATCAATATGATACGAAAAGTGTTTGCAGTTTTGGGAAGTATGCATAGATTATTTTGATATTTAGATATTTACGCCTTATTATATAGGCTGCAATAATAAAAAACTTATGATTTTATACTACTCAATATGCGCAAAAACCCCGTATTAGAACCACAACGAAGTATTATATATAGGTAAATGTACCACAAAAACATATAGTTTTGCATCCCCAAACGCATCCCCTTATAATACATTTCGTTTTTGTTTTAGTAAAAATGCGCCTCCAAATGCATCCCCAATCGCATCCCCAACACCCAAAAAAGCGGTATTTCCGACCGTTCAAATCGGTAGGAAACCCGCTATCATAAGGGAAGCCGTTTAAATACGGCTTAAATACTAATAAAACAACTACTTACCGCTTCTTATCAGGTGCGACTGGATAATCATTGCCCGTTTCGTTATTTTGCAGCTTCCATCGATCATCCCGGCGTGTAGAAGGCTGCTTTTGGTAATACCTACTTCTGCCTCCGTCAACACGTCAAAGATGGCTGAAAGACTGCCGAAATAATAGTTCTTCTTCTCATAGATCAAATGTACATGGATAACCTTCGTCATAACTCATTTGGTATTTTCTTTCTCGCAAAGATACCAAATAATAATTATTTGGAATAATCAAAGAAATATTTCTCACGATCATAATCGAAACCGGATAAAAGAAAAGAGGCCGTTTAAAACCTCTTTACCACTCCGGCAAGCAAATGCCCACCCGAGCCAACAAAACGCCCCTATGTGCCCCGTTTACGCCTGTACAAGCCCAATACTAAACCGGTGTAAGCCTCAATGTAAAGAAACCGTTTAAAAACCGTTCAAAACAGGCCGCCGATGTAAGCCCAGTGTAAAGGCTGTGTCACTTTTCGTTTTGCACACTTCTCCTACTCTTCACCCGTATAACTTATTGATATTCTTATTGTATGGTCATTTTCCCTACCAGTAGGTCTTTACACATTTCGTTTTACCCCCCTTATCTGCACATGATTTTCCTTATTTCATCCGATCATATCTCTTTAGAAACAACTACTTCCGTCGAAACAATGCGTACAAACTTTGCATTTCGGTAAGCCGATTGCCTCGATGAGTGTTTCCAGCGTATTGAACTTCAACGAGCTCAAGCCGAAGCGGTCAGCAATGATCTGCACCATCTTTTGATATTCAGGAGAGTCGGTCGTCGCATATTTTTCCAGATTTTTGTTCTCGTCTCCTTCCAGTTCCTTGATGATACGACGGGTGATCAGTTCGAGCGGACTCTTCGACGAAGTAAAGCCGAGGAACGGGCAACCATAGATAAGAGGCGGGCAAGCAATGCGCATATGTACCTCTTTTGCCCCGTAGTCATACAAGATTTTCACGTTGTCGCGAAGCTGCGTCCCGCGCACGATCGAGTCATCGCAAAACAAGATCCGCTTTCCTTCCAGCATGGCCCGGTTCGGGATCAGTTTCATTTTCGCGACAAGCGAACGCAATTCCTGATTAGCCGGAGTGAAACTACGCGGCCAAGTCGGTGTGTATTTGGCTATCGCCCGATGGTAAGGAGCCCCTTTGCCTTCGGCATATCCCAAAGCCATCCCTACGCCTGAATCAGGGATACCGCAAACACAATCCACTTCGCTCTCGTCCTTCTTCCCCATCTTGTAACCGCTTTGGAAACGGACCTCCTCGACATTCCTGCCCTCGTAGCAAGAAACCGGGAAACCATAATACACCCAAAGGAAAGAGCAAACCTGCATCTGCTCGTTCGGACGGCGCATCTGCTCGATGCCGTCGGCACGCAAGCGGAGAATTTCTCCCGGCCCGACAAATCGGTCTATTTCATAATCCAAGTTAGGTAAACTGCTCGATTCGCTGGTAGCGGCATAGGCTCCGTCTTTCTTACCTATAATAATAGGCGTACGCCCCCACTTGTCGCGGGCCACGATGATACCGTCTTCCGTCAGCAGCAACATGGAACAGGAACCTTTGACCCGGTCGTAAACATTTTCAATGCCTTCGACAAAATCCTTTCCCTGCGTAATCAGCAACGCTACCAGTTCGGTCTGGTTCGTCTTGCCCGAACTCAGTTCGGAGAAGTGCATATTCGCTTTCAGCAAATCCTGTTCCAATTCCTCGATGTTATTGATCTTGGCAACCGTCACGATGGCGAACTTACCGAGGTGGGAGTTGATGACGATCGGCTGCGCATCCGTATCGCTGATGATACCGATCCCGGCATTTCCCACAAACTTGTCGAGAGCAGGCTCGAACTTCGTACGAAAATAAGAACTTTCCAGATTGTGAATCGAACGTGTGAAACCGGCTTCCTTATCATATGTAGCCATACCGCCACGCCGGGTTCCCAGATGAGAATTATAGTCGGTGCCATAGAATAAATCAGTTGAACAGGCCGACTTAGAAATAGTTCCGAAAAAACCACCCAT